CACATCTTCGGATACAGTATCTCCTACTTTTGCAATAGATACAGGTAGTAATGATAATACAGCTGCAAACCTAACTACTTGTCTTAATGCTAACTCTCGATTAACGGCTACTAGAGTAGATAATGTAGTAACAGTTAATCAAGTAATAGGAGGAACAGGTGGTAATACTACTATTACAATTACTGATCCCGACAGTGTGGGTATGACTAAGGCAGACTTTACTGGTGGTGGTGGACCAGACTTAGTTCTACAAACCTCACACAACAATACCGATTGGGTTACATCAACTATACTATCTAGTGAAATAGCTGGTACTGTTGATATATATAAATTTTTACCAGACTTATCTAGAGTCTACGCCCCCTATTTCAGGCTATTATTAAATAGTGGTGGGGTTAATATAGGTACTTCTGGAACCGCTAAATTCTTTTTCGCTTATCAATAGGAGGTAAATTATGGCAGAACGAACAGCTCCTTCATTTGCGACTACTACAGTTAATGGCTATACAGTTAGGACAACTACTACGTCATCTACTCTTGCTGGATCAACTGACTCTTTAGTTTCTGAGAATATTGTTCCCAGTGCAGACAGCTTTGAAAATAAAAAAATTGTCATGGGTATGGATGTAAAGGTAGCCTTTGCAGATGTTGCAGCCGTACTAACTTTACAAGTATCACATAACGGTAGTGATTGGGTAGATGTCTCAACACTATCTAGTGACACAACCCCAAATGTTACTGGAGTTAAGACATTTTTTGTTGATGTGTCTAGTATATATGCTCCTTATTTTAGGCTACACTTTAACGGTAGCTCTACAACAGTACTAACCACACAATCTGTAGGTACATCGGGTACTATGCAATTCTTTTTCGCTTATAAGTAAGGAGTAAACTATGGCATATAAAAAATATACTAATGCAGCAGCAGTAACTCTTCACGATACTAATGAGTTAACTGGTTTCAAGGGATCATCTTATGATGGTGTATATATCGGTGTAAGTGGAGATGTTAATATGACTCTATCTGGTGACTCAGCTGCAGTTGTTTTTAAAAATATGATTCAAGGAACTCTTTATAATATAAGTCCTAAGATTATATTATCAACTAGTACTACTGCTACTGATGTTGTGGTTGTAGACACGGCATCAAATATGTCATGAGTTATACTAAATATACTAAGGCACAGGCTTTAACTCCCGGTACTACATATTCTAAGATGGATGCATTGTATACTGGAAGCGGTAACTATACTGATGGGACTGTAGCCTCTGATATAGGTACTCCTACCATATGGTGGCAAGGTGGTACTGGTCAAAAAAGTGAATCTGGAGTTGTAACATGGGAAGATAAATTAGGAGTTGATGATGCTGATGCGATTAGTCCAGCAAGTGGTGTTACAATAACTGCTGGAACTAGTATTACAAATTCTAATGATTTCACAACCTTTGATGGAACAAATGCATATCTTAAAGTAGATGATTTTACTAGATTGGATTTTGCTGATGAGTTTGAGATGATGTCTTTAGTTTATTTTGATAGTGGTACAGCCTATCAAACTATAGCAGCAAAAGATACTGTTGCTAGTGCTTGGCAGTGGGTAAGAAAAAATAATGCTAATAATAACGTAGCAACTTTTTGGATGGATGGCACAGATCCAATAGGTGCAACTACCTTGGCTCTAGATACTTGGCATATCTTAGGTGTTTCTAGAGACTCTTCTAATAATGTTCAACTATATCTTAATGGAGCGACAGATGGTTCTTCTGTATCTAATTCAACAGATTTATCTGGAACTGATGATTTTTTTATGGGTACTAGGTGGACTGGTTCTGCCTATACTCAAGAAATAAATGGTAGTATAGCTGAGTATCTTGTTTGGAATGGTAAATCACTTAGTACTGCAGAGAGAGCTAGTGCTGTTCAATATATAAATGATAGATATTTTAATGATCCTGTAGTAGACTTCACTGTAATCAAATCAGATCTTACAACTGAAGTTAAGAAACTTAAACGCAATACCATTGTACAAATTGCTAACAAAGGCATAAGTTCTGGTAGTGGTGCAGGTTTTACTGCATCGGATTGCATAGGACTAACGAGGTAAATATGTTACCACCAGATGCTTGGGAGACACACACTCATGAGAATGGATGGACGGAATACAAGCGTCTAGTAATCAATGAACTTGAAAGAACTAATAGAAGGTTAGATGTAATGGATAAAAGGTTAGCAAAGATTGAAAAACATATTGTAATATTACAAACTAAAGCAGCTATGTGGGCTGCATTTATTGCAATAGGTGTTTCAGGGGGCATGGGTCTCCTGACAAAAATCCTTTGACTCTGGGGAAACAGAATAATCGTAAGGAGAATATTTTATGGCAGACGTAGATACAGAAAGAACACAAGGCGTAGAAGGTGAGACTCCACTGGAACAATCTCACGAAAGAACACCTGAAGAAATACAATATGAGCACGAGAAAACAGCGTTCTCTACTCATATAGAAACTAGTGAAGAGCAGGTTCCTAGCAACTTTGAAGATGCTGGAGCATGGTTCGATAGTTTAAAAGAAGCACAGAAGAACTATACACAGGGTCAACAAGAGTTATCTCAACTAAAGACCCAGATAGAGGAACAGGTTGCTTCCCCGCAAAAAGAAGAACCATCAGAGCCTCACCTAACTAATGAACTTCGTATACCAACTCAAGATATTGAGCATGAAGAAGAATCAAGTGAATCTTATGGTGTAGATGAAGCTACTTATGATGGGTGGGCTATGGAATTTGCGGCTAATGGAGATTTTACAGACGAAACCAGAAATGAGATCAAGCAGCGTACTGGTTTTACGGATAGAATGCTTGAAGATTATGTTGGAGCACAGAAGGCTAGGCTGCGAGAGAGTTACTCAAACGCTGCTAAAACTGTTGGCGGTAAAGATCGTTTAGATAAGGTCTTTAGATGGGCTAGCAGTACTCTGTCTCCAGAAGATATGCAAGAAGTGAATATGGGATTGTCTTCTTCATCGTATGAGATTACCCTTCGGGGTCTCGCATCCATGTATGACAATGCTGTAACCAGTGCAAAGAGTAAGGAGCCAGCTCCGAACCCTAATTTAACACAGGTTGCTGCAAGTCAAACTGGTACTCTTCCTTACAAAAATAGAAGAGAATTTACGGCTGAAAGAAATGATCCTAAGTTCCAGTTTGAGCCACAATATAGAGACATGGTTCAAAATAGAATGGCTATAACAGATTGGAACACACTTCCGGCATAACGGGGAAAAGCGGACCCCATAAAGGGAAACTTAGTTAAGGTGTATGAATCCCCCTCCTAATAGAGGCAATGGATAGTACCAAGCTACTAAGTTCCGCTACAGTAAGGACTCGAAAGAACAATCCTGAACGTAGAGTAGAACAAACCGTGACAATAGTTTTACTTTAATTTTTAGGAGGAATGCGATATGTCTGCATTTATCTCAGGCGATAATGTAACCGCTGCTGGTTTACCTTATCGTACAACTGTTGGGGGCGCGATAAGCGGTCTCAATACTACAGGTGGTAAGCTTTGGCTTCCTATCTGGTCTGGCGAGGTTATCCACGCTTATGACGAATTTAATATGTTTGAACCTCTTGTAACAACAAGAGTTATTCCTAGCGGTACTACGGTTGAAATACCAGTAACTGGTACCGTAGATCTAAAGCCCTCTTGGGACGCTGGTGTCGAATTAATTGGTGGTGCTGCTTCAACAGCTAAGACTTTCCAACTAATCTTAGACAAGCGACCCATGGCTGCTCACTTTGAGATCGACAATATTGACCTCATGCAAACACAGTGGGAATTCCGAAACGAACTAGCAAGACAAGCTGCTTTGACTCTAGCTAATGTTAGAGACAAGCAAATTTATTCTTATCTTGTTCGCGCTGCGGTTACAACTCGACTTTCAGGTGATCCTCGTCCAACGATGGGTTACGCTGATCTTGAAGACCTTGTGTTTGGTGATGATAATGATACCGCATCCAGTGGTACACGAAATCTAGGTTATTGGGGTGCTCCCTCAGCTACCTCAGCAACCCGTGCAACTGGTGCTTTGTCTGCTTTAGAGTGTATTGAGAAGTATATTGTCTTCCTACAAGAAAACAATATTCCATATGATAAGCTATATATGGCTATGAGTCCTCAATGCTTCATGGATATCCGTGCTCTAGGCGTGGCTCGTGGTAGTACTGACTTCGACGATGGTGGTCGACAAAGCTACTTTAGTGGTCAAGCTGGTCTTGGTGGTCCATTGACTAATTCTTATGGTCAACTACATGATACTCTTGAGTACATGGGTTGTACTCTCGTTAAGAGTAACCATGTTGGTGATACCATGGGGAATGTAAGTGGTGGTAATACACTTGGTGAAGACAAGTACAACCTTGACTTCACTATCAATCAGACTAATACCGCAGCTCTTAAGCAAGGTGTTCGTGCAGTTATGTGGACCCCAGAGGCTGTTGCAGGTATTCGTTTGCAAGGCTTGAAAGTTGATTCGGTGGACGATATTCGTCGAAATACAGCTTTCACCGTTGCTTCGATGATGGCTGGTACAGGCGTTCTACGTCCTGAATGTTCTGCTATTATTCATGGCTTTGGCGATCCTGAAACGGAATCAGACGGTTCTCGTAACCGTACTGCTATTCGC